TAATTGTTCTATCGATCATGTATTCTGGTAGGGCGCGATAACTTAATTGAGCAATAAAATATTTAGAGTCTTTTGATATCCCATCATAATTAGAAGAAGCATCATACTCCTGCCCTGGTTCACACATGATTTTAGAAGTCCAATCCATATATACTTTATATAAGTTTTCAAAAGTATAACTAGCAGAAGAAAGCGCAATCATTTTGATATTACTTACGAACTCAATTCTATCTTCTTCTTTAAGAGCCCCAGCCTTAATTAGTTTATCTTCCATTTTTCGAATTTTTAACCGATTACTCATGTCTTGTGGGGCGGTTAAGAATGGCATTAATACGTTTTTAATAATTTCATCTGGCAAAAGAAGAAACTCATCTAATACTAGGACATTTGCTCTGAAACCACGAATTTTTTCTCCATTAAGAGGAATTGCACGAATTGATCCTCCGTTAATTTTCCATTCAAATACATCTGCTCTTCTTGTCTTAGCTCCGAAAGCCTCTAACAATAATCTAGCGTCTTGACTTTCAACGATTTTTTCTATATTATCGAAAATAAAACGGGCGGTTCTAAAAGTTGGACCCGCAATTAAAATATTAGTATTGGGCTCAAAAATGCACTGTAAAATACAATAAACACTAGCCAAGAATGTTTTGGAACAACCACGCCCCCCCACGAACATAGAAAAGTTTCTATTTAAGAAACCTCTTAATAGAATTTCCTGATATGCCGCCAATTGAACTTTACTTAACAAATAGGCTGTATAACCTAAGTTATGACGTAAAAATTTAGCTAATGTAATTTTAGCTTCTTTGTCTTCTAAAGTGCCCTCTAAACTTAAATATTCAGCATTTAAGTCTATAAGCTTTCTTTTGTATTTATCTGGACAAATCCACATAATTATTTTAATTAACCCATTAAAGCTTCGTCTTCGCTTAGTCCCAAAATTCGTGACCTTAATTCGTCCATAGATGATAATCTTTTAATTTCATCCCTAACTAATTCTTTTTCCTTATTAGCAAGTTCGATTAGTTGTTTTCGGCTCTCTTCCTCTTTCCATAAAGTAATGAGATTAAGAATTCCTGCGTTTTCTTTTACATTATTACTAATTCTTTCTTTTCGTTCTCCCTTAAGCGCATCCAATAAATCGTTTTGTCTTTTAATACAAAAATTATGTTCTTGTCTTAATGATTTGACCGCTTCTACTAAAGCCATATTAATTTTTCCCGTTTCTTCAAGAGAACGATCTTGTTCTTCTTCTAATAATTGGATACGGGCCGAAATAGTTTTACCAATAACGACTTCTGTAGCATAAATTATATACTGGTCAACTTCTTCTTCTGTTAGATCTGGCTTATCGTATGTGCAACGAATGAATTCAGATTCAAACAATTCTCTATCTTTAGGGCTAGAGTAAGTTTCGATTTGTGAAATAAACCTTAGAGTATGTAAGTAACCTATCATGGTTGCCATCCATTTCTTATGTTCTGCGGTTACTTTGTTAGCGTCTAATCCTTTATGTAGGTATTTATTAACGCGAGTAATGGCGGGCATTAAATGCTTGGGAGGTCTATAGTGACCATCTTCATCATTAACATCTATAATCTCACTAATAGCCTTAGTATTGTTAGCTATAAATTCTTTTACTATTCTTGTTTCACCACTAAATCCAGTGATCTCATTATTTTTATAAATAAAGCGGGCCATTTCACAAGGACCCATCTCTTTATGATGCTCAACAATAAATTGCTCTGCTGCGGCATCTAATGGTTCAATCTTACGTTGCTTTTTAGTAGAATTCGCTTTTAAATGTCTTGAAGCTAAAAATTCTCTAACTAAACGCCCCTTGTATTCTCTTGGATCTATTTCTTCTTTCCAAGCTATAAAAATTAATTCTTTTAACGACGGTGGGCTTAAAGGATCTGATTCATTCCATAAAGTTAAAATAGCTAACTTCTGAGCCTCGCTTAAAACTTCCCTTGGGGGTTCAGGAACAGGTAAATTTGGATTCGGTAATTCATCTGGCATAAAATAATTAATTTATAATATCTACATCCCCATTATAAATAGCTTTTCGGACCTTAGTAATTATAGATTTTTTAATATTCTTTAATTGTTTATATCCAGGACTGCGCCCCTTTTCGTTAGTTTTATATCCCATTAACTTCGCGACCTCTGTTTCTGATTTATGGTCTAAATATAAAAGTCTATAGATTTTGGCTTCTATAGGTTTTAAGGTTTTTAACATATGGTCATGAATATTTTTTGATGTGCGCTCGATATCCAAAGAATCGTTTTGCATATCAAAGACCTCTTGTGCATGATTTTCTAAAGGTAATGGCAATTTAATATCGTGGGCTCTTTTCTTTGTTCTTTCCCATGCTGTAAATAAAGGACAATATGAACACTGTCTTTCATAAATCGCACATAAATCTTCTCCCTCTTGGGCCGCACATTTTAAACAAGGGCGCGAATAATTACCATAATTATTGCGTATTAAGTTTCTAATTTGATGAGATATGATTGTATTTATCCATGGTGCCAAAGGTTTTTTCTTATCGAATAAATGCCATTTTTTATGAATATGGATTCTTAAAATCTGTGAAATATCATCATAGTCTATCCAAGCTAAGGCTGTTAATGTCCAACTGGATTTTCTTTTAGATATTTCAACATTAATTGCCTCAATATTATCCTCAAAGTTATCTCCAATTGCCAGTGCTGGTGGAATACGTTTCATAAATAAATAAAATAAAAAAAAGAAATTAAACTTAATTAATTTCAATTGGCTTCGTTGCGCCCCCACCGGCTTCGTTTTTAAATGATTCTAGGAATTTTTTCTTTGATTGCTTTGGTAATGTCGGGCGTTTAAATTCATCTTTATCCTTAACTCCAGCAGAGGAGCCCAAAATATCTTGAACTTTAGTCTTATTTTGTATAAATCTAGGAATCTCAAACCCTAAACTATTAGGGTCAAGATCTTCTATCGGAAGTCCTTGGGGCTCATCCTCTTCCGAAGCAACGACAGGTAAAATATTTGGTTTTTTAGCCCCCACTACTATGACTTTTGGTGCAGTCTGAGTATTAGCTTGAGCTACGAAAGGATTACCACACTTACCGCAAAAATTTGCTGCGACATCCGTGGGGTTTCCACATTTTTGACAGTATTTCTTATTAAGCATACACTTAAATTATATTACACACACATATAAAGTCTAAACAATTTATTTTTTGTTTGATTAAGATAATTTAATGTAGTATAATTTAGATAGATGAAAACACTGAAAGCTATATTTTTCTTATTAATCCTTTCTTTTTCTTTAATTGGACAGGAATTACCAACCCAAGATGGGACCTCATTAGTCTTAAAATGGTCGGATACCGTATATGATAATTACGTTAAATTAGAAAAATATAACGTCTATGTCAGCACAAATAAGTTCTCTTTTGAGCCCGATTTTAAAACAAATGCTCTTATTTTAAATAGTCCAACTAATTCTTTAGTTGTTTCGAATTTAAATTTCGGGACCACTTACTATTTTGGAGTAACCGCAATTAGGAATCAAGCGGCGGATATTGTAGAAACAGAGTTATCTAATGGTTTAGTTTATACAGTTCCAAGCACAAATAATTATATCTCAATCACAAAATCCAATGGATTCTATGAAGTGAGATATAAAACAAGTGAACCAATTAAGGCTTTAAATTATACTAATTTGATTAAGTATGATTCAATTTCGTTAAAATAAATTTAACTAACTCTGATCGCATTACGTCTTCAATACCAAAATTATAGTAAAAAATACCATTATTACGACTTTCCTCGTCGTTAAAGATACTATACATCTGTTTAAATCCAGATTTACCATTAATGTCGGATTGGTGGCTATCGCCACAAATAATGATTTTAGAAAACTGCCCAATTCGGGTCACTAAAGTTGTTAATTCCTTAAAATCGAAGTTTTGGGCCTCATCACAGATAATAAACTTAGCATTAAAGTTCGCGCCCCTTAAATAATTAATTGGGCGAGCCATAATTCGGTCGTCCTTCATTAGTTTATCTTTGTCGGTTTTATTTAATAATTCTTCTAGTTTATCTTCTAAAGGTAAAATAAAAGGTTTAAATTTATCGTCTGATTCTCCCGGTAAAAATCCCAAACTTTTGCTCGCGCTCTCAATAACGCTCCTAACATATACAATATCAGAGATCTTTTTTTCATTTAACATTTTAAGACCGCAATATACTGCCATTAAGGTTTTACCAGTTCCAGCCACACCATCAACAAAAATCATTTTACTTTGTTTTTCTAAAACTAAATCAATAAATGTTTTCTGTTTTTCGGTCCATCTTAAATCTTTGACCTGTAATTGGCCTTTAAATTTATCACGTTGAGGAACATGCAAAGAACGATCATTTTTATTGTTTTCCATAATTTTTTATAAAAGGAGATGAGGAATCTCCACTGTTTTCGAATACTTAGGTATTGAAATATTATCGATCACCCACACTAAATTACACGTCTAAGAGCTTTAGATCAAGCTAATTTAAATTTTATAAAGTGTAAAATGTAATTTCATAACTTGTAACATTCGCTTTTTTATAATAGGTGTAATTATTTATATATAAATGAATACGTTATTAAAGGTTATAACGCAAACTAATACGCCCCAACAGTTAACAACAACTGGGAATTTAATTCAATTTAATTCTGCGATTTTTTTGGGGATATAAAAGTTTTACTAATGGTATCCCAACTAATAATATCAGTGGAGTAAAT